AAAAAAAAAAGTATTATATATAGAATACAGCTAGCACCACGGGCTATCCTCTCAAATCCTCTCATAAAAGGCAATTATTTCCTATTTCTCGGAATCAGAGATGCCTCAAAAGGCTTCAAGCCCGCAGAGCCAAAAGAGGCATAATGGCCATAAAAGGCAATCATTTCCTATTTCCTATTTCTCAGAAGATAAGGGGTCCTCCTATGCTCTTGCAGGACGCGCCCAGCAGAGGGGGCAGAGACGCCGCTAGCAATGAGTCTCTGGCGGGCAGGCTCTCTTCTGGCAGCAATCTGGGCATCGAGCTCCTTCTTGGTGAGCACCTTGTGGCGCCAGACCGCATCAATCTTCTGCAGATGGGTGACGAACTCAGTGGTGACCTCCGCAGAGCCGTCCTCAGAGACATCTTCCTCGAAGGTGACGGGATGAGTGGCATCACCGGGGCTGACCACTCTGGTCTTGGAGATGTCAGCCTTGGCCACAGTCCAGTCCTTGTGAGAGGGGTGAATGTTGACGATTAGATAGACCTCGGGAGACCATTGGGGATAGAAGCTGTGGATGAAGTGGCCCACACCCACCATGCCTTTCAGAGACTGACTGTGCTTGGCATCAGATACAGCGATATCCATTCGAAGCTTTCTTCTCACAAGATCTCCCACTTTGAGGTCCTGAATGCTCTTTGGAATGCTCGCTTTGGTCTTGGCCACCCACTTGGAAGCGCGGTCTCGGAGTCTTTCCTGAGCCTGCGGGATCCTCTTTGCCAGCATATCGGGGTCTCTCTCTTCGTGGAGCTCGTTGGGGGTGAAGCCAGTAGCAGAGTGGACACTGTTGTTATAGGACTGCAGGAAGAGAGGCACCTCATCCACCCAGCTTCCCTTGCCCCTCTTGCCCTGCTCAGAGAACTCGACAAAGATGAACTGCTTGAGAGTCTTGTTGAACGCCTCTATCGCGCCCTGCCTTCTGGAGAGATAGGGGGCAGCCTGGATTCGGATGATGTTGGGCAGCTTGCGCAGATTCTCTTCAAAAGCGCCTTTGAATTCAGAGCCCATATCGGTGAGGATCTGCAGCTTGGACCACGGGACCAGGCCCTTGAAATTGTTGGCAAAATAGAGACCGCCGTCACCGTCTCCAGCCTTCCTGGCCTCCTCTGTGATGGTCGCACCAGCCACGTCCCAGGCCTTTCCAGCAGAGGCAGAGTGCACCTCGACATGGATAGGCCACGCCCACGCCTTCTTGGAGAAGCAGTCCACGCACGTGATGATGGCATTCACATTCGGATGCTGCGGATCCTTGTTGTTTGGCAGGAAGGTGGTGTCCAGCTGCAGCCTCTTGTGCGGCCAGTTGGTCAGAGTGGGTGCTGCAACGGGCATGCTCTCTGCGGCTGGCCTCTTGTGCAACTGATAAGACTCCTGCATGCCAACCAGCAGTTTGACATCACGGATGGGGATGCCCACGAACTCATCACACAGCCTGTCCCACAGCCTCTCGGGATCCTTGGTGCGCACAGCCTTGTCATTCCACACAGCCTGGACCACGTTACCCAAGCAGCCACGGTAGCACCAGGAACAGTTTCTGACCTGGAACCTGCGCAAAACCTTGAAGACCAGGGTGGGATGGTCCAGCAGGGTGCCCAGCGTGACCACCTTGGACATGTCTGGCAGGAAGGAATGGAACATCTGCGGCATCTCCTGCAGCATGGTGGCGTAGAACTCGAGATAGTCATCTATGTGCTTGTCCCTGGGCAGCAGCTTCCAGTCGAAATTGATGGTCCTGAGCTCAAAGGGCGGCTTGTGCTCGCGGAAGAAGTTGTCATCTCCGCCCAGCACGTCCAGCAGGTCATCGGGCATTCCCTCATCTCCCCAGTAGTCAATCAGCCATTCCTGCTCTTCCTCGTCTCTGTTTCTAGCAAAAGACTCGAACTCTTCCTCTGCCATTTATATCTGGAAAAAGGTGTTTGTTTAAAACGAAAAGATGTGTTTATAAGGTTATAAGGTTGTTTGACTATAAATCATTCTCCATTCAACCAAAATGGCACTGCCTGGATATGTATCATTGGCATTTGCACCGTCTCTGTAGATTCGGAAGAACATCATGTCAGAAGACTCCAACACAGCGCCAGTCCTCACAACCAGGCGGATCAGCTTTCCAATGCTGGCTGCAGGCACGGTAGCAAGTGTGGTATTGTCATTGGCGGAGTTTGGGGTGTCTCCAGCAGTGAATGCCTTGGTGCTGTGCTGCCAGAGCACATTTCCCGCAGTGGCATTATCACCGCAGAACATGATTTCAAATTGTACCCCATATGTGATGTTGAGGTTTTTGGGAACTGGGCAAGCGCCATATAGATATCGGGAATCAACTGCATTGAATTCCCAACCGTTCCAATAAGTTGAAGTTATTTTAGGTGAGGGCGCGTCTGCGGGTCCTCTTACTGCCGCTGCCAGCAGGTCTAGTCTCTTTTCGACTCCAGAGAATGATAATGTCGATCCCAAATTCAATCGCTTCCTCACACCAAGTCCACCTGTTATGACACAAGCTCCATTTGTGCTGTTGGTTGACTCTGTGTCATTGAGAATTCTTATCAGGTCAGTTGCGTGCGTGTTGATTGTGGTGCCAGAGGTGTTGATTGTGAGATCTCCGGCAGCGCTGGTGGAGAATTCGGTCTTGTTGACCAGGCCAGCATCATTGGCAATCGTCAACTGGGGCAGGGTGGCAGTGTTGATAAGCAGATTGCTCACAGTGCTCGCAGCAGCAGCAGCAATTCCTCCATCCACCACCATAGCACCTGTTGTGAAGTCTGTTGATGGAGTGACGTTCAGGACGTGAAAACGGTCACTAGAGTGCACATTGAGGTCATTGCCGGTGCAGTCAATGGTCATGTCTCCAGTTGCGCTGACATGCTCAGTTGCAAAATTGGCGGCATCAAAGGCTATCTTTAGTGTATAAGGCACGGGACCAGCGGGGATGAGCTCGAGGGGACAGACAATGCCACCTCCGCCGCCGTGGGCAGCCACGTAATCCACCACGGCCTTCTCTGTGGGAATCTTGGTGTCAAGAGCAGTGAGCATATCGGTGGTGAGCTGATTTATCCTTACTGCGCCCATGGCCAGCGTATCTAACTTGAGACCGGAGCCGGCAGCAGTGTTGAGCTCGACGTCTTTGGTGGTGGAGTTGAGATTGAGAGAGGCAGTGCTGGAACCAATCCTGTCTTGCAAGACGATGTTGGATCCGCGATTTCTGATTGATGATGACATAGAACAAATGTTGTTTGATGTATTATGTTTAATTAGAATTTATCTAAGCAGTGCTGTAGGCAAATGTGAATGCCACGAATCCAACCTGGGGGCCTGGTTCAAATTGTGGTCTGTCTGCTGAGAATACGATTTCAATCTGACCGTGGTCTGTGATGCTAACGAGTCCAATCTCGGTAGTTTCATGCCCAGCTATTGTCTCTATTGCCTGGCTTTGGATTGGGAGTGATCTCGGAAGGAAATCACCTGGAACTGCACCCTCCCTGGATAGAATGATCCTATCACTCATTCCCTCCATGATTATCCCTTGAATGGTAAGAAACACCTGGTCGTGAAGCTTGAGATAGGTAACATCAGCTCTTCCAGCTTCTGCCCATGGATATGTCTCAGAAAAGTCAATCCTATCTTGAAGAGTGATGCAGCCACACACAGTCGAAATAATCTGCAGTATGGCATTGATCTGCCCAGTGATTACAGCGATTTTCCCATCAACATAGCTCTTAACTGCTGCAGATGTTGGAATATGAAGATGATCAGGCATGGGACTGATTAGACTTGGAACAATTGTGCCAGAATCTATCTTGAACTGTGTTGTGCCACTTGCTCCCTGTAACAATAGGGCATCTGCTTTCAATCGCGCACTGGCCATTGTTATATATTTATATTTCTATGAACAAACCCTAACACTAACAAAAATATGTTGTAACGAAAATTGTCTATTCGGGTATGAAGTCATATTCCATCAGAATTACGATATGGCTGTTAACAGCGAGTGTGACCAATGCGCCGGCTTCCCCAGGGCCATAGACAGCCAATCGGAAATTCTGGGGTATTTTGTCACTCTTGAAACGGATGGGAAAGTCCACAAAGAGAGTACCACCAAATGTGCAGATGCATCCAGCCCGCACTCCAAATCCTCCTATAAACTCACCGTGAATGGCGTCTCCCATTTCGAGGTTGTAATGGCTCATCGCCCCTCCAATGGGGCTGAGGTAAAATGACTTTATCCTGCAGTTCACTATTCTGCCCGGCTCATCTTGCGGCAATATGATCTGCTGGGGGTTTGTGGTGGCAACGATAGCCAGCCTCCTGCGCACTCCAAGAGGAAAGCGAGTTGCAGAAACCAATGCATGATTTTCCATGTCTCTTGAGTAAGATGTTTTTCTTTGGTTGTTATTGCAATTGTATTATAAACAAAACCAGAAAATATACACATAACAAACGTAAATGGGTACAGTGCGCTTAAGGAAAGACAGCTTAATCCTGCAAAACCCCACTGGCGCAACCACCTTCGCCCTCAACTATAACAACATATCACAGACTGTTGGGATTGTTCCAGACAATGCCCATATCCCCACAGACAAGGCAGTGGCGGACTATGTGACAGCAGCAACCCTCAACCCCATAGTTCACACATTGACCGTAGAGGAGGATGGCGCAAACTATTCACAGTTGGATGTCAATGCAACTGGATCCCTGACGGTCACATCTGTTGGAACAGCCCCCAAAGTGGTTCTTCCCATAGTGGAAGTGGGCAACGCTGCAGGAACGAATCTTATTGTGAAAAATGGCGGTGTTGACACCTGCTCCGTCGCTCTTGATGCTGCGGGAAAGGTAACAGTAACAACAAATGCCGCGCACCCAATCAACTTCACAGCCCCAATCACTTATTTCGATCATCCTATCTGCAATTACCAGATCTTCACTGAGAACTATACATTCAAGTATGCCATTCCTGATACTGTGGTCCCTCTCATCTGGATTGTGCAAGGAATGCTGATAATACTTCACATACCCACATTCTCTGCAGTATGCGGCACCAACACCACGATAAGAGGAGATGCCGACACCCTTAATATAGGATTCAGGCCAAATGTAACGACACACTTGCCGCTGCTGGTCAGAGAGGGTGCCCTGGAGACCTCACTCTACTCAGGCAGAATGATTCTTGGAGCTGCTGATGCCGGCAACAAGATATTGCTCTACCGAGGTGCAGGTGATGTGCTCTTCACTGTGGGCCAGACTGTGGGTGTTACTTCTACCACTGTAACCTATACTACAAATTGTAGTTAACCCTTTTTTTCTTTATACACAAAATTCATCAGTTTGTTTAAACCTAACACACGAAATGTCAATTGCAGGACAGAAGCCGCTCATCATAGACACGACAAAGCCTGGGGCAGACAAGCAGAGCAAGATCATCTCGCCCGTGATGCCCTCCTCGAAGGACCTCAACACCGCGCTGTTCAAGACCTGGAAGAACCTGCCCTCGGTGGAGCTGGCAGACACTGACGGACCTCACAACGGATTCACCGCCAGCCTGGGCACGCTGCTCTCTCTGCCGTCCGCGAATGCCAGAGACAGCATGGACATAGTGCTGATCGGCGCGCTGGTCTTTCTGCTTGTGATGGCTGGGGAGACTTGGGGAATTGGGAAATAGGCCTCTCTATAAAAGGAAAAGCTCATTTCTATAAATTCTCTGAAGGTGTCAGACGCATAAGCACAATTTCCTTTTTTGAATAAGGGCATGAATGAGGACATCTCCAAAAGAGAATATGACAACAGTACTATTCGCACTCAGCTGGCTCTGGACAATGTTGAAGAGTTTGTCTGCAAGAACTGCGGCATCATTGGAGACGAGAATATCGAGATGGGCCCGGCTTTCTGGACTTGCATTAACTGTGGGCTGTGCTATGGCCAAGTCATCTCTGAAGAATATCTTCCGTGGCAGTGCGTCAGAAGGACGTCGGACAACAACGGCTGGTCCGCACCAGTTTCAACGCTCAAGAGGGACAGAGATGGCAGAGTTATTAAGCCGTTTGCCTCCTCTGGGTGCGATCCCGACAGAAGATACGTCTCCACCATGCATTACAAAGAGCGACTAGCGCAGTGGCAGTGCAAGGAACCAGAGATCCTGGACGCCTCGGTCATCCCGCGGTTCCAGGAGGCGCTGCGGTCCGGCAAGTACGGCACCAGGAAGGAGTGTCACAGGGGCACCGTGATGTGGATGTGCAGGGAGCTCAAGTTGTGTAAATACAAGGAATGCTGGAAGACCATTCTGTGGGACATCACCAAGAAGAGTCTGACCCTGCCGCCCGACTCTCTCGTGGAGGACTGTCTGCGCACCTTCAAGATGCTGCTGAAGAGGTTCAACGCCAACGTGCAGGACACCGCATTCCCGCTCAGGGGCGCCAGGGGAAAGCCCAGACACAACGTGATGCACCTCAACTACACACACAGGAAGATCCTGGAGGGACTGGGACACTGGGAGTACCACAGGGAGTTCCCGCTGCTGAGGACGCCGTCCAAGATTCACGCGCTGGATGATGCGATGGAGCCCATTGCCAGAGAGATAGGCCTGCCGTTTGTGAGGACGCCGGTGGTGGTCATTCCCAGATGCAAGGTGAAGACCAAGTCCCGTCAGAATCTGCAGAAGCTCGAGAACGAGATTTACGCTATAATGGAGTCTCTTTAAACACAACATCTCTGTTTTTTCTGTCATCATTGTTGAAGATCATTGTTGTTTCTAACTGAAAATGGCAGAGCAAAAAGAGGCCATTCAGCCCATCAGACTACTTCATCTGAAAGGAAACGATGGAGATAGGAAGATGCAATTCACAAAGGAAGGGCATAGAATAAAGACTGGGAGTGACCCTATGCCCGGTGCCTCCAAAGACCAGATGTTTCTTCAGGGACCTGGCTTCTTCAGCCCGTTTGACCCCGTTCTCACTCCAATAGACATTGACCGCATCAAGAAAGACATGGCCTTCGTGATGAATGACGAGAGCGCCAGGGCTCACGTGTTACAAGAGTTACAGGAGCAAGGCGTCAATGACATGAGCTCACTGGTGCAGTTGCTTGCTCAGGACGAGGTGCCAGAGGAACAGAAGCTCTTCTTCAGAGATTTCGTGCTCTGGTTGTGCGGCAGACCTGTTGATCCGCAAGACAAGAATAACACTCCCTGGCTCAAGAATGCACCATCAGAATGGTGGGATCAGAAAAAGGTGCCTGACCAGAAGGCATGGGACCGAACAAAGTACGTAATTCCAGGTGAGGACGTCGCAAAGTTTGTGAACAGCATCATGTCTGCAAGGGAGAAGTTTGCCAAACAGCTGGAGGACCTGCAGATCACCTTCAAGGGCGGACTGATGGACGCCTACATCTATTTCAAGTATCTCATACGCGGCAACAGGCAACCTGGGTCCACAAGCACAGATCCAATTGTGAGTAAGTGGCTGGGAGACCTGAAAGTGATGACGGGTGACGTGCTTAGTGAAAGAGACTATTATTATGATGGCACTAACATACACCCAAAAAAAAAACTTAAGAGCCCAGTAACTTATATTCCAGAACCAGTTCAGCAGAAAGAGCAGCCAGTTGTAACCCCTCCAGCCCAAATCGACTGGAAAGAAATGCAAGAGAAATTCAAAACGGACTATGCAGCAACGCAGAAAGAATTGAACGAGAAGCTACTAGGGCTTCAGAACTATATTCAAACAGAGGGCACTAAAAACCAACAGCTGTTTGCACAACAAAACCAGAACCTACTGCAGCAAGTTGACGCACGATTCCAGGGCCACCAAAAGGATCTGGCATCTTTTGTCACTTACTTGGACCAAAAGCAGGAGAAGTTGTTTGGGCCACTCCGCGAGCAATATCGAGGACTTGATGCAGACATGAAGAAGGTGTTAACCTCACAATTGTTGCATTCTGCCCAAGGAACCGAGCTCCTTCAGAAGCAAGCTGTTATTCAGAAAACAATAGAGCAGTACACTACGGAATTTGCAGATATACAGAACAAGCTAACTTTCATTCATAACGAAATTAAGAACATCGCACCTGGTAAATCATCGGATCAGAGTGGGTTACTTGAGGAGTACAAAAGCCAAATTGCCAAATTGGAAGCATCCCTTACTACTGCGACTGGAGATAAAACTGTGCTTAACGAAAAGCTCACTAAACTTAAGCAGGTTTATGCGGCCACAAAGAGTGGGGCTGATGAAGAACAAAAGCGCTTCTCTGAGAAAATCAGGATGACTGAAGCCCAATTGAAAGAGAAGGCAGCAGAAATCGCCAGCCAGAAGGAACTGCTTGCTCAAGTTAGCGGGGAATTAACTTCTACAAATTTGAAATTCTCTGCCTATGCTGAACACGCAAATACCGCAATCGGTGGTCTAAAGACTGAGATCGCAGCATTAAGAACACAGATCTCAGAGGCCCAGCAGACAGGAGATGCACAAAAATTAGCCCAGTTGACTGCCTTGCAGCAACAACTGAAGGAAAAGGAATCTCAACTTCAAATCCAAACTCAAAATTTGGAAAGATATAAGCCCATTGAAAACTTGTTTGTATCCTGGTTTGGCTCTGCATCAGACCCCAGGAACCCCTCTGTTTCTGCAACAAGTTTGAAATTCTTCGATTATTGGCAGCAAGCCATGGCAAATGAAGAACTCGAGATGGGACGACTCAGGGAGATGACTATAATGTTACAGAACAAATCACTTGTTACAAGCCAGGCTCACACCAATGCTACTGCGATGTACCAACAAGCAATAATAGCAAATGATCAGCAAACGGCTGCTCAGCGAAAGCAGCTGATTGGGGGCTATGAAATAGAGTTAAAAACACTAGCTGAAAAAACCGACGAAATGCGAAATTTGGTCAACATATCAGACTATAACCGCAAAGGCTTGCAATCCATGTTTGATGTGATGCACAATATGAACAAAGATATGATTGTATATCAGAAAACTGCAGGAGGGTATGGAAATGCAGCTATGATGGCACGACCAACGGATACTTTAGAAAAGGTGAATCAATTTCTAAATCCTCCTGCTCCACAGCCCATTGTTCCTACGCCTATGCCCATTCCACAGCCCACTCCTTTTGTTCCTACACCTACACCTACACCCTTTCCAGAGCCCACTCCACAGCCCATTCCACAGCCCATCATTCCAACTGCACCTCCTCTTCAGACTGAAGTGTTACCAACATCTTATGATATATCCGCGGTGCAACCTGGAGATAATGTGACATTGTTCTTTGCCCAAAAGCGGCAAGCTGAGCTGACAAAAATGCAAATTGAGATATTCAAGAATCAGGCTCCCTATGATGAATTAAAAAAATATTATGGAGATACCACAGACAGAGCCTTGCAAACTTTGAACAACGTGATAAACTTACAGATCGCACATGATCTGTCAAACTTTACTGCTGGTGGTAAGGTTTCTGGCGTTGTTGATACGTATAGAGAGGCAATGGAACAATTTGCAAACGGAAGGCATTACGCTTTAAATGATATTGAGGAACAACTTCGAAAAGGGCTTTATTATACTGCAGCTGGAAAGATTCCGGAACAATCTACAATCGTTCCACCATTTGAAGCAAACAAGTCTTGGAAGAGGGCTCAGGCTAGGCTTGCAAATTTTGGTGGAGGGGACTTAGAATCTACAATAAACGAAATTAATAGTGGACAATATGGAACAACACCTGAACAGAAAGCTGTTGCGATGTCTATAGCAGGAGGTGCAAACATGAAGATTGGTCAAAATCAGATGCTGGCTGAATTTTTCAAGTCTTATGACCCTGTCAAGCCTTTTGACGCAACAAAAATACAAAATTTAGAGAATGGCATGAGGACTTTGGATGGAATTTATCAGCGACTAGGCGTAACACAGCACATTGACTTGAAAAAGGCAGCCTTCCTTACAGATAATGCTGTTTTATCAGGGGTTCTACCAAAAATATTTGATGACCCATATTTCAAAAGTGAAGCTGGACAAAAAGCTATTAAAGCCACACTTCAAGACAAGGAAAATACAATGAATATGTTCTATAGAATGCTGGGTAATCAAAGGTCTAAACAGGGGCTGCTGCTGGCCTTCCATGATAACCCTGTCACATTCGAGTTTTATTACAAATTCTTATTCTCAACCCTAATCAATGAGAGCGCAGCAAGGATGAACATGCCAATCCCCCCAGAGGAGGTTTCCCGCATCCGCAATAAACTGATGCATCATATGTATGAAGCAGCAGGCCTGTCAGAACAAGACACGGCGATGATTGCAGGAAACATGACATTTGACAGTGCATCATTGCCAGATGGCTTTGTTAAGTGGTTCTATGACCAGTTAGACACTCAGGCCGCACCTGGAGACTATAAGGAATTTTTAAGAAAGAGATTTGAAGCAGCAAAGCCAGAGTTTCTTGATCAAAACATGCTCAAATCTACCAAGGAAAGGCAAGCAAAATTGTGGGGAACGACTTCCATGCTAGCATGGGAAAGATTGGATAAACACCCGGGATATCTCTTAGTTGAAACTGATGCAGCTTATACCGATTGGCAACATGCAGGTGGCGGACTTAGATTCTCAGAGCATAATGCTGGACTACCAGGACTAAAAGGAACTCAAGATAGAGGGTCGAACCAAATTATATTAACGCAAAAGCAAAGGAAAAGGCTATGGGAACTCTACAACCAGCATGGATACGAGGACCAGCATTTAAGGGCATATATCGAAGGAATACTACTGGGTGAAATTAATGGTAACAATTGGTTCAGAGGGTTCCGCAGTGAAAAAGACAAGACAGCTGCCAAATTTGTAATGGATGAACTGCTGAAATCAGATTTCGTAGGACCAGCTTGGCAAGGCCCAGATTGGGGTGCTCCCATTCTTGGTGAAGAGGAAGCCAGTGAGACTTATTCTTCAGAAGCCGAATTTGATATTGATATGGATGAAGCTGAGGTGCAGGCACGCAATGCAGCAATTGCAGCAGGAGGGGGTATAGTGCCGGAGGATTTGGGGGAAGGTGCAATAATTCCAGAGGGGTTTGCTGAAGATTATAATATATAAAAACCCAATCAAAAATGACACATAAATTAATGTTTATGTTTATGTTTCTGTTTCTTCTTAACTCCACTCAAACTGGGGTTGGTTCAACAGGGGCAACAACTGGAAGTTTGGGAAGTTTTGGAACTTTAGGCACCCTTGGCTTCTTCTCTTTGGGGATGAGGGGTTTCTTCTCTTCAGAAGAGGTGTTCTTTGCATTCTTTGCCTTCTTTGGCGCCTTCTCTTTCCGGGCCTTTTTGGGCTTTGGCTCGGCTAGATTGACTCCATCATCGCTTCCAACAACGCGAGTCCTCTTGCGCACGAGCTTAATCTCATCCGTGATTGGCTCTGCTGCTCCTGCTGGTACAGGGGCAGGTGCAGGCACGGGTGCGGGGGCCTTCTTCTTTCCTTTCTTGAGCTTGAGCTCCTTCTTGTGGATGACAGCAACGTCTCCGTACACTGTCTGGTTTCCGAGCAGCCTGGAGGCGAGATTGCCGTGCTTGAGCTCCTCTCCAGCCCAGGATGAGGGCTTGCCGATGGCGAAGAAGTCGGGTTTGGAGGGATGGAGATAGACCACATAAGCGGTGAGTCCTTCTCTGTAGATCTCCTGAGTGACATTCTCGCTGAGAAATGTGAGGACTTGGCTGGTGTTTCTGGGAAGCCTGAAGTCCACGTTGGGCAGCTTGGAGACGCTGTCCTGACTGACCTTGGAGTTGGAGGTCACTTGGGTCACATGCCAGTTTCCAACGAGTGCCTTGGACTGCTCGTCTTCTACCTGGGCTTCTTCCTTGGGCAGATCCTGGCCAAAGACAGAGTCCATCACGTTTTCCTCGTCGAACTTCTTGCGGAACTCCTCTTGGGTGAGGGTGCCTTTGAAGACTTTGAGACAGCTGGGATTGGGCGCAGCAGTCAGATTGAACTTCTGAGACTCTGTGGGCAGTCCCTGGTCAACCCTGCGAAGAGAAGCCTGGAAGATCTCCATGTGGCGGGTGTGAATCTCAGGCGCCCATTTGTTCTTGACAGACAAGACCTTCATGGCAGCTAGTGCACACTGGGGGCAGCAGTAGACCCCTTTCCACTCCACTTTTCCATCTGCGTCAATCTCTGGAATCTTGTATATCTTGTCGGTTTCCTCTCTGACGTTGGCACACCACTGGCAATTGCGGTATCTCTTTCCGTGTAGTACGTTCCACATTCTTCTTCTTTTTTTGGTTTTGACTGTTTTTGTGTTTGGCTCGCGTGACCTGCTACCTCCTCTGCTTTTTAAAAAGTGAGCCTCAACCTGACGCAAAACACAAATTGCTACACACTTATGCTATATGCTATTTATAGAATGTGTCTATTTATAGATTTATAGGTTTATTTATAGATCAAGGCTTACTTGCGAAATTTTCAAGAATGAAATCCCTTGGCGCCACTTGTGACAAAGCACCCAGCACTCCTCTGTTTGCATTGTGATACTCCTCCGCAGTGAACTTGGACGGTCCAGGCTGCTTATCTCCATTCTCTTCTCTGGCCTTGGCCATCGCAGCACCCATTCCCTCAGAAGAATCTTGGAACTCGTCAGCAGTGAATTTGAGATCGCCAGGCTTCGAAGGCTCCTTCTCGTCCACTGTGAAGCCGTCACCAGATGGATTCTCGTACTTGTTCATGTACTGCTTGAAGGTGACCTTCTCTGTCTTCCAGAATGTATAGGCAATGGGCCGGGCAGTTCCGCCAGAGATGGCCTGCAGGGTCTGCTGATAGAACTCCTTTATCTTCATGTAGTCAATCCTGATATATTTGATGTGCTTGATCTTGATGAGACCGTGCAGATGCATCCTGCCGCCCCTCTTCATGTTTGTTCCCATCTCAGGCTCAGCCTTGACTGTGATCTTGCGAATGTCCTTGTAGGAGCCAGAGGGATCAGGCCTGGGATTTATCTTCACGCTCTTGTCCTCTTTCAAGATGAAGAAGATCCACTTCTTCTGCGGGTCCAAGAAGTTTCCTGGATCAAAAGTGACCCGCGATGCCTGCTTGAGATCGGCAGAGATCTTGTGGGCCTCGTCTATGGTCTTTGGGCGGAAGTTGGTGTTGAACTGGAAGGAGATGTTTGTATAGTGGAGTTTGACGGAGCTCTTGGATTTCACTTTGAGATCGTAGTCCTTGTATTTGAACATTTTTTGTGTTTATGAATTCAGACTGCCAAACTGCTTGCCCTTCTCGAAATAGTAGGCCACAGGATTTGCGTGAGGCCACTCGCCGTTGAAAGAGAACCAGGGCGCACACTTGCGGTGGATCACACCACAGTAGGGGTTAGTGAGCACGAAGAAGCAGCCGTCTGCCTCTGTGAGTTCGTGACCACAGTGGACGCAGCGGGTGGTCATGGCCTGGATGAAATCACACAGGGTGTCTCCCTTGCTATTATATATCCTCCTAGTCGTCAGATTGGCCTGGTTGACAGGGTTTGGAGCGGGCTGTTGATTTTCTGCCTGCATTTTTTTGTGTGTTTCAATTCTTCAAATCAATTCAAATGGGGTTATTTGCAACTTATATGTGCACTTTGAGTTTGGTGTTATATATCTATATGAGACCAGAGCTCAGAAAAGCAACAAACAGCTGGGGGGCGATTAACAAATCAAATGCGATACCCGAGATGGGAGTTTCCAGGAGAATCCATTCCAAGGCATAGGCCTGGCAATTTTCAGAGCAGAGATTCTATAGCGATTCTATATAAAAGATTAGATTCTAAAAAATTAAAATGGCAGTTAGAGGAACGCCGCCAACAGACATGATGGCAACTGTGTCTTCCCTAAGAGGGGTGGACCAAACCCTCAACAAGCTTCCAGCCCCAGTCCCAGTTGTGCATGATACGACACACAATCTGGCAGGTCCTGCTGGCTACAGGGCTGATCGTGTCCCAACAGCAACAGAGAAGGCAGAGTTTTCCAAAATGATGACCGGGCAACTGCCGCGAGTTGATGTTCAGGTCACAGAAGAGGACATCAAGCGACTAGAGGAGAAGGCTTGGCTCAAGGTGCTCCAGAACTTCGACGAGTGGGTGGTAACTAAATACTGCCGCCAAATTGATGGACCAGCCAAGAAGGACTGGCTCAAGAGGCACTATCCCGAGCTCTTTGACCGGATGGATGAGGCTATGAGAGCTCTCAATGATGCAAAGGTGCACTATGAGAAGCTGAAGATTGACAAGATTGATAACATCCGAGACATGTGGTTCATGTACACATTTGAGAGGGACGCACCGTTATGGGAGAACCACATCCACAAAATGATGCAATCCATCCTGGGTATACAGGAAACTCCATTACCAGAGTATTATCACTCCGAAGAGGCTTTCCGCCGCGGACTCTGGAATCTCAGGCGTATCTTTAACACCTATGTGGCCATTGCGGCTGTTCCTGGAAAGCGCCTAGGAGGCTCTAACTATGACCTTCAACAGGCAGCAATTAATAACACAGAGAGGGAAGCAAGAAGAACGGGTGTGACACATGTCAATCAGGTCAACCAAATCTTTAGGGAGAGAAGTGTGGTGCATGATCCAACATCAAATTTCATGATGGAAAAGCCAGGCACTACTGGAGACTTTGTTTCGTTGGCAACAGTTGGCAAGGTCCCAGGAGGTGCTGGACTAACGGCAGCACAGAGAAGTTTGTTTGATATTAATCCAGCTACACAGATGTTGCAATCACCTGTATTTAAGACATAAGCATAAACACAAAAGCAAGCTAGCTAAGCTCTTTTCTGTTTTCAACATTCCTACATTTCATTGGACATAGATACATAGATAAAAATAATAATCAGACATGCCTGGTGGATCAGCAAACACGGATCTGATTGCAGCACTGAAGGAGGAGGATGCCAGAATTGCCTCTGGAATCCGCTATCTTGTGGGTGTGCCTCATGAGGTCAAGAAGGACGCAACTGGTAAGGATATTGCAACCTGGGGTCCAATTGCCTATCCCCATACCAGAGACCCACCCATGATTGACAAGATGAACTTTGGCAAGATTCTCACTGGAGCCCGCCCCACTCCCACAGTCACAATCACGGAGGAGGATATCGCCATCGAGAAGGAGAAGGCGTGGGTTGGCGAGCTCAAGAATTTCAATGACTGGGTTGGCACAGTGTTCAAACCTGAGGACAGCCCTGCCAACAAGGAGCTTCTTTCCAGGGTCTACCCAGAGTGGATACAGATGCAGAAGGACGAGATCGACAACTGGCATGACATGAAGAAGCGGATTGAGACCATCAAGCTGAAGGGCGCAGACAACAAGGAGGACCTCTTCCTGCTCTACAGGCTTGGATGGCCAGAGCTGGGTGCAATGTCAGATCCAATCTTGATCAAACAAATGCAAGATAGCATGGCACCTGGACTTGCCGGAAAAGATGCTGGCTGGAGGGCAGGTTCCAATCCAACTGAGAACTACCAGAGAGGCCTTTTTGCTACCCGCAGACGCATGCTTGATACAATGGCCCTCGCCAAGGGACCAATGGGTTATAATGATGGCTATAGTGATGCTACAGCGAAAGCAAATTCTGGTACAGGTACATTGGGAATGGGAATGGCACAACATCTTAGAGTACCTACCTTTGCTGGTGGTTATCTATAGGGTTTATAATAATTATAATAACAAACAGGATAACGAACCAAAAACAATTTCTGCTCTCATAAACATCTTGCAAAACAATGAAGAGACAACCACAACCAGCCAATTATCAAAAACATGAGCCACCTGTGAAGAAGCAGAAGGCGGAAGGTGGCGGACCAGTGTTTAAATATAAGGAGGGAAAGCCGTTTGAGGTGCCGTCAACCTTCCAGGAAGAGGCAATTCCGGTTTTGCAGGATTGGGACCCACAGAATGAGGAGCACAGACTTCCGCCTGGATTCCTTGTTATCTTGGAAGGCTCGCGCAGGATCGGCAAATCCGTCTTCCTCAAATGGCTGCTGCAGTTCTACATAGACCAGTTTGACCTCGCCATAGTGCTCTCGGAGACTGCGCACAACGGCTACTGGCAGCCTGTGGTGGGCAACAAGTGGGTGCACGAGGGCTGGAATCCCTATCTGGTGATGAAGCTGCTGGAGGCGCAGGTGGTGGAGAAGAAGCGGGAGCAGGACTCCAACGGGCGGCACAAGATGCGGCGGGTGCTTCTGATCCTGGACGACATCATTGGAGACAAGCGACACATTCACGAGGACACTGAGCTCAACAGGATCGCAGTCCAGGGCAGACATTTTGGAGTCAGCGTATGCCTAACCACACAGGACGCGAAGGCCATCAACCCCACGCTGCGCAACAATGCAGACCTGGCAGTGATCTTCCAGCAGAAGAATTTCAGGGCGAAGGAGTCCATCTATAACGACTTCATCAACATCTTTGACAAGAAGCAGCAGGCGGTGGAGATGCTGCGGCGTTATACACACGACCATGACTGTGTGGTGGTGGAGTGCACAAAGCTGAATGAGATTCCGAAGAAGCTGTATTTTCATGTGGCGGGTGAGACCACGTTTGATGAGACCAAGGGACCGATAGACAAGGTGACGGGCAAGCCCAAGGGGGAGGTGAAGGCGCCTGACTACCAGCTTGGGTCTGATGAGCAGAAGAGACTGGCAAAGACCAGGAATGGAAAGCTGCCTCTGTTCTTGGGTGTCAAGGATTAAGCCTTTTTTTTCTGCCATTAGCAATAGAAGTTGCCATCTTTTGCCATTTATCTCAATAAGAAATGAACACAATCAGAAAGGTTGGAGAGGGTCTTGGTGCTGTTGCCTTGGGAGAACTGGTGGGGTTCATCAGCCAGAACCTCACAGAGCGAATCTGGATGGCAAGAGGAAACACAGGACTGCAGGACATAGACAACAACAGCTTCTTTGACTATACACTGGACGCAATGATCAACATCACATTCATCATCATGGGCGTCTCACTGGTGGAGAAGGCCGTTCCCTCCATCTCATCAGACCTCCACTCACTCATGCTCTTCACCATGGGTCTCTTCTATTCACAGCAGAGACTGCCCACTGACCTCCAGTCCATAATCACCAAGCTCACCTCCACCCCAGCAGTTCCAGTTGCAATGTAGATATAAAAAAAAAAAGAATCCCATAATTTGTGTGGCTAATGCATCCAACCACCCACGCTGCAGTGCAGCTTGACAAATGTTTTGGAATAATGGAATCGCCATCATCATCGCCTGAAATGCCAGAAGAGAAGGAGATGAGACTAGCAGAAGCGCTGTTGCGGGTGCACCGAGAGATCAACGCCATTCAGATAGAGCTGATGGACAAGCAGATGATGCTGCTGGAGGCCTGTTCCGGGAAGCGCATTATAGAGAAGCCCTTTACCTACAGAGATCAGATCAAGCAGCTGCTGGCCAGGAATGTAGAATGTGAGCAAAGACTCAGTGTTATAATAGACGAATTGGGTGGTGTTTGAACACAACTGATAATTTATTTTTTTGAACTCATGTTGTTAAAACAACAGCAGGCTTAGCAGGATCTTCAGGAAGGGTAGGCGAATACATCGCCCTCATCATGAGTTGCTTCTCCAGAGAGATGATGTGAAATGACAGCTTCTCGATCTGGGCCATGAGGAGATTTACCTTTCCTTCCAGAGCCAGCAGGGGCACTGCATTGAGGTCAGAGACCGTCCTTGTAAGAGGTGGATGAACTGTGGTGGTGACTCTTTGGCCTGCTTCTTCCAGGGGCCAGACCACAGTTCCAGTCCCAGTTCCCTTGCCCTCTTCTTCTGATTTTTCCTTGTCCTTGTCAGCTTCAGGCGTGGTTGGCATGGTTGGCATGGGCAGAGGCGAGTGGTTTCCATGATGATTAGCATTCCACATCATCCTCCTCTTCTTTGGCATTGGAGGACAGGCAGGATGGTAGGACAGATTTCTCTTTTTCCCATCAGCACCCGCTCCAGTAAGCAGCTCGTCCCACATGAAGAAGTCGCAGCCACCAGCCTGCTTGCCAGAGGCACACGTCCAGAACTGTCGGCCCTTGTTGGGGCCTTCCTTACCAACAGTCTTCTGCACAGCAGCATAGTTGCAATTACACTGGGGGGCAGCAAAAGAAGAGGCAGCAGCAATGGTGGCGGCAGGGATGTCTATGGGTTCAGAGGCCATGAGAGAGGAATTTCCTTCCCTTGCGTGGCCTAACAGGTTTCTGGGTTTTATAACTTGTGGTTAATTCAAAAATAGTACCCCTATAAATAGCAGCTAGTTTTGAGAAATTCTTAAGAAATTCCTTGTCGGTTGGGTCGGTTGGGTCTCTTCGCACTCGAAACGTTTTTCTGAGGCTATTATTAGATTGGAGTCTATAAATAAATAAATAGACAAACACAAAATGCAATTCTTAAAATGCGCAGTTGTTCTCACTCTGTTGGTAATGGCCTGTCTCGTCTCGCTATCTGTGCTAGGCTTCTGCTTCTATAAGCTCTCGTTTGACGCAGACAATCTCTATGTTTCGCTGGTGTCCACCATCCTCGGCGTCTGGTTGGGCATCGCATCCACCTATATGAGAAAGGTTACCGAGATGGTGCCTGTTCGCAGCTAGATTCACAATTCACAATAGACGCTATGTTTAGCGCTTTCCTTTTGCGGCGATCCCATAATTTCCAATCGTCAAACCTTTGACTGCTTTAAGTGCCTATAAATAGAACATAAGGATGAGAGAGGAAAGAAGAGAGCGCAGGCATGGCCGCGGGCTTCAGACCCATATATAGGCTCCTATTAGGTATATATATACCCCCTAAAAAAAAAAAAAAAAAAAAGTAATAATATAGGGAGGGTCCTAGCACCACGGGCTATCTGCATGCTATCCTCTTATATGTGAACCTGACCCGCCAAGCGAGGTGCCTCTTGGCCTGCCATTTCCTAAGAAATTCCTAGGAAATCGCCTATATATAGAACCGAAGGCGCATTTAAAGGATGCTTGGTAACAGGCCTAGCCCTCATAAACACGACAAGCACCAGACAAGTCAGCCACCAGAGCTAACTGAGCTAAAAATAGATCAAGAGATAACCCTCTGCACGGTTGGTAACAACAAGAAGCCAGGGTGGTCTTTCCTCAACAACCAGCCAGAGTCTTGGATCAGGAAGGAGCTGAGGCACGACACCTTCTGGTTGGACACAGACATCAGGACACAGATAGAACTTGGTGAGTTTCTTATTTTTTCTTATTTGGTCTTTTTCTTTGTTGGTTTTAAAATAATAATACTAACCGAGAATGCAGACCGTTGGCTTCAGAACTTGGGATTTACCGGTCGAGACTGGGAAACCGAGTTCAACGACTTCAGGAAAGACATCATCAACAATGGCTGGAGTAATAGACCTAAGCGATGGCCTAGATATGCCTCCCGATTCTGTCCGCCGGACCTCAGGCCATACTATGCCGAGGTCTTCCGTTACACTGATAGATGAGATGTTTGGAGAGGATGAGGCACCTGATGAGGAGGCTTGCTACCAGCAGAGGAAGGACAGAAGAGCATTCAGCCTGGAGAGATTTGCCCTGCCTGACCTGGTGCCCAAGAATGGATCCACACACCACTCAATGGGTCCTCCCTTCATCTACTACATAATAAATGATGCCCTCATGCAAAAGCTGTGGGGCACTATCTATTCTGCCCATTCTTCCTGTGCTGCTCTCTCTCTGTGTGAGCATGTGGACTTTTCCAAGAAGACTCGCTTCTTTGTTGACCTCGACGTCAAGCAGATTCCAGACTTTCCCATAGCTGCTTTCATGGAGTTCATTCAGACCTGCATCAGGGCAGCCGTTTCCGTAAATGTACTCAACCGGTGCTCGGAGATTCACTTCAAAGACCAATATAAGGACTGGAACGTCAATCCAAAGGAATGGGATTCTCTGATGTGCTGCACGCTCTACGCACCCTATCCTCATGAGAAGAACAAGGCAGGCTTCCATCTCATCTGGCCGCATCTTCTCTTGACTGACCGAGAGAACAAGCTGCTTGCACAGCATATGAAGACTCTGTTTGGAGCTAGGCATCCTGAATGGGTAGGTTTTCTAGATTTTCCTCAGACCATGCGTATGATTCTGTGTGACAAGAAAGAGGAGGTGATGGATATATTCGTGCCTGCCAAGCGACCATACATCCCGCACGCCATGTGGCAAGGCTCTGGAAAAAGGATGATTACGTGCCCTGAGCAATGCACCACTTTTCCTCTGCCCTATGGTGACAAGACTACACGGAACAAGCAAGCCTGTCTGAAAGGCTGGTTCGCGCTCACCTCCCTCAGATGGACTTATTATGCTTCTGCACTTGCCGGAAAGGACCTTGAAAAGCTGCCTTTGCCTACTCTTCCAGCCTTACCCTTATCAACACATACACACTTCTTGAATGACGGTCTCATTCCTGCCAAGATTGACAGCAAGGCATCTGCAACCGAGTGGGCCAAATTTATGTGCCAGTATGACCCTGCCGAGATGAAACGACGCTTCTTCTCTGATGCAGACAGGACTGAGGAAACAGTGGAGTCTCTCGTTGTTAATTATGTTAACATGTGTGTCGCAATGGTCTATTCTACTTCTCCAGTGCTCTATGCAGTAAAGATAATGGACCCAGATAAACGATATCCCTCTATCAAATTCATCAAGGAGAACGATTTGAAGAGTCTCTTTGCCGCACCCTCTATATTCTATATGGTTGGAAAGACCGAGAAGAAGAAGCAGAAGGCCACCACTGTCTTCAAAGTATGGACCACAAGTGCGCGAAAACGAGTGATCAGCAAGGTTGTCTTTTCTCCAGGAAGGAAGGTGCCTGACTGCGTGCTCAATCTCTGGAAGGGGTATGCCTGGGATCCGCATGAATGCATCGCTTTGAAGGACTATGTGCACCCGAATGGTTTCTCTATCAAAGAGATCATTGAGCACTTTCTGGTCGGAACCTGCAGGGGCAATGAAGAGCAGGCCAAATATTTTATCCAGTGGCTGGCCAGTGTCAATCAGCGGCCTGGAATTTCTACAGATGTGGTGCCCATTCTCGGAGGACCAGAAGGATGCGGAAAGACTATCTTTTTCTCTGCCTGGGGAAAGCTCTTTGGCGACGCCTATGCTCAGACTTACAATCCCGATGACATTGTTGGACGGTTCAACTCGATGATCCAGGACAAGCTGATCATTCATATAGACGAGCTAGATGGGATGGACTCCAAGCAGAGCGCTGCCTTCAGAGCGACCGTAACCGACCACAAGAGGAAGAGGATCGAGCGCAAGGGCCAGGAGGTGTTCTACATGGAAGACGCACCCATCAACTATGTGGTGACAACCAACAAGCCAAACCAGAACATCATGAAAGTGGGGCCGAATGCAAGGAGGTGGTTCATGACTTCATGCGAGAGGCTTCCCTGGATGGACGATACCTATTTCACGCGGATGGCTAAATTCTTCGAGGATGATGATAACAAGGGAAGTAAAGCTCTTGCGGGATTTCTCTTCACTGTTAATCTCACTAATTTCAACACTCGCATAGTTCCCTCCACGTCTATGCTGATGGAACAGAAGCTCATGGGCATGCTTAAAGAGCACTCATTCCTATTCGAATCTGTCTTCCGCGGCTATTTCACTGGGACAATGCTGGACAAGGACAACCATAAAACTGAAGCACGTTTTTATTTAACCACACAATCGAAATGCTTTATTGATGGTGAAACTGTGGATAGGGGTCTCACGCTTACTGCCGATGATCTCTATCAGTCTTATCTCCAGTGGTGTAATAATACCAAGAGTAGACCGGAGAATTTATTGGGCCTTCTCACTCAGCTGAATCATCTTATCCCCACTCTCTCGACTATTTTTATTACGAACGACCAACTGTCTGTGGTGTTTCCTGTCATCAGCGTTATCAAAGAGAACTTCTCTTCTCTATACAAGCATCTCTCGTTTGGAAATGATCTGTTGCAGACTTCCTATAATATGCCAACTGATGGAATTGGCTCTCTGTTGAGCTCGTTGCTCTGATTCAGCCAGATTCCGCCCAACATCGAAATTAAATAAACCATTACTACGGTAAAGTTCGTCTTCTGTCTAAATATTGAGGTGCCCTTCTCTGCCACATAGCTGATGGCGCCGCCCAGCAGTCCCGCGTTCATCTTGAATGGCGGCAGCCTCTTCGGGTCCACGATCTCTGCAACGAACCAGCCGAGCTCACCTGAGACAAAGCCAGAGAAGAACGGCCAGTTAGCCGCGATGTCACTAAGTAAAGTAGCTAAACCCTCTGTCATTTTATATTTTGATTTTTATATATGTGTGTCAAACAAGCTTGAAAGCATAACGCTTCATAAAATATCTAGCCAGTACATAACAATCTCCCACATGGTGAACCTTGATTGTCGGACAGTGCTTCTGTGCATACATCAGTGCCATCTTCTTGTTCTCGTTGTAGTTTCCGGTGGCAAGGCCGAGATCGCGCTTGGCAGCAGATACCGAGATGGTCTGAACATCCCAGCCCAGCATGTTAAATCCTGTGGCGAGTCCCCCTTCTGTGTAAGTGTTCCATCTGTTTGTGGCGATCACTCCCATCGGGGCTTGGTATTCTAACAGCACTTGGTCAACCTTGAAGCTCTCGGCCACATTGCTCATTGCGTGGATGCTCTGGCCCAGTTTGGCAGGGTCTTTTCCGGGAGAGTACATGTAAGACCAGAGGTGCTCTATTCTCTCCTCATCTAGGCACTTGAAGATTGCAGCAGCAAGGTGAGTCTGTCCAGGGTCTATGCACAGCAGGTGATAACATTCGGAGATGTCTGGGCAGAGAGTTTCGTCTATGCTGAAGGCCATTTTGCTTCTTCCCTTTGGGTTAGTTAAGTTGATGACACACACAAAAAGATGGATATACACACGCCCCAAGCGCAGTTAGTCTATGAATATAGCAGAAGTTATTGTGGGATTTGAGTGGGTGGTTCTATATTTAGACCTGATTGTTGAGGTTGGGCTGCTTCCACATCTTTCTTTTTGAATTGTTTTACCCTTGTGTGACAACTGGGGCACTTACCATGCCAGCCTTCTCTGAGACTCTCCTTACCTGCTGTGGATTGCCAGCGGATAGGCCCGGTGACCAGCTCATCAGGGGTCACCTTCTTCCTGCATTTGACACAATAAATCTCGGGCATGAGGGCTCTTCTGTAAAAAATTAAGTTAGTTAGATGGTGGCTATATATTTATGCAGAAAATGTAAGCTTTCTATTCTAGAAAATCTCCACTCTCTGTTTTCTTGGTCATTGGAGGTTCCAGCAACATGCTGGCATTAACGTCACATATTTCCTGCTTTGGTATATCTTCAGTCTCTGGTGCCTGAGTGGTGGTCGGGCCTTCCACAGAGAAGTACGCATTCTTGATGATGATTGCGAAGACAAAGGTTAGTACTATCAGTCCTAAATCCATTTTTATCTATTAATGTCTATTTGATAATTATCTTGCTTGGGCCTGGGGTTGGTGGCTCGTCTGCTGAATCTGAATCTTCTTCTTCAGAAGGTAAAGGTGTTGCTGATGCCTTATCCTTGTTCAGAAAATTGGCTTGCTGATTCCTCATCATCTCCATCACCTGCTTCACTCTAGGATCAGTGTTGTTGAGATGCACCATCCAGAGCGTGGTCATTATCGTGTTGAGCCACCGCACAGTCAGACTCATCTGCCCAATGGTGGGATATTCGATCACTGTTTCCTTGATTAGTGGTCTGGCCTCCTTGATGAATTGGTCAGAGCGGAACAGACCTCCTATTCCACTCAGGTTTAGCCTTAGGGCCTCTGGCAAGAAGGTCATCTTTGAACCGTCGCCCCAGATTGCCTCAAGTAGAGCACCACCCTGTATCAGGTACTTCTCGAATCTCTCTTCGGAACCAGAAAGGTCTAACTCCAGCTTCTGAAGCTCGTCTGTCTCTCGCAGCTCTCCCATTCCTGGACTCCTGCTGAGCGGAGGAAGCTTCTCTTTTAGCCACGGAAACGCCTCATATCTCTTGGTAATTTTCATCATAAGTATGCGTTTCTCCTTCTCTTCCTCCAACTTTAGCAGCTTGTCTCTCTGTGCTGCAGACTGCTTTATGGATACCTCTTGCGCCTTCTGGACAAAGCGCTGTCCTGCCTTCTTCTCAGTCTCTTTCACATAGGCAGCCTCCTCATCCTGCTGCTCCTTCTGCTTCATCTTTCCGATTCCCTCTACACTGAAATCTGCCATGGAATGTGTTTCTCTGTGGTGTTTCATTCAGATTGCAGAAAAAGTAGGCTTAGGTATGTTTTTTATTTTGTTCAACTAAATTGACTTACAACTCTGCAAATGTGCAGTGCTTTGGTTCTCGCTTGTGGATTCTTTGCCAAGCCCTTCTTGACCAGATCATCCAACAGCGATTTGGCATAAGTTGGCACCATTCCTTCAGCAATCAGGTACTCCCTTAATCCATTTATATTGCCATCTCTTATCAGCTTCTCCACTCCTGCATCCATGAAGATGCGTATCAGTGTGGCTACCACGAGCTTCTGCCCAAACTCTGGCAGGTCTTTGTAGAGTGCATATTCCTCTGGGCTGCATGATTGGATGAGATCCTCCGTGTAGAACACGAATTCTTCATATCTAGACTTAAATGCCATGGCTTAAAAACACACAGAGATAAAGAGATGTTAGAAAAAGCACCTCTCATCTATATGAAGACTCCAAACAGTAGGCCAACTGCAACAGCGTATCCCCACCAGGGAACGTAGACTGCTCCAGCCGCTGTGCTGAAAAGCTTCCACTCCTTTGGCTGACCAGTGTTGCTGTAGAAGAGTGCCTTGGGATGTATGGCATAGATGATTCCTGCAGTTAGTGCACCTGTGGCAAGCATTCTTTTGGTGGGAGTTGTGAGTCCAAGATAATAGAAAGGCTTCTCAATTGTGTCAAGCAAGTCTCCTGTGTTGGGTGCGACTCTCAAAATAGAGTCTGATGTCTCCATTGCCTGTTCCATGTGTGTGTGTCTCTTTTTTCAGATTGGTAATTTGACGACTGTTAATTTTAACATCAGAAAAAGAAAGAGATGTCCTCACAGTTGGATATCACACTCTTTAACAAGACTTCCAGTCCAAGATGCGTCACTCAGAATCAGCTGAAGACCTACAAGACGATGGCACGCTCTTCAAGCAGAGATATACTCAACAAGCAGACGACTGCCCCGCGTTATACCAACATGAAGACGGCCATGGCACAGAATGCTTTTTACTCATCCAAAAGGCCCTTTTAAGACTTCGCTAATTTTCTGAGGCTTCATATTTACTCGCTTTGCATCCTTACAAGAAAATGGACCCAACAAATGATATCATGTTTCAAGTTCGCAACTGCCCGACCAAAGTGCAGGATATGCCGACTCCCGTAGTCCCTAACAAGAAGTCAAGCACGACGAAAACGGCAACTGGGAAGAATAGTGCACCCCCTGTTTCAACAAGCTTTGGCCTGGATCAAGGGTTCGTAGAATTTCATACAGCTCTCCAACACGTCTCAGCCAACTATGATTCCTCGCTCAACTCCAATCCTGCCTACATAGAAATGGTGGACAGGGCAGACCAGTTGTACAAACAAGTGGACCCTTCCTATATACCCGGATCTAACTACTATCCCAAGATGACAGAGACCGTGGAAGATAACATCGCCGTCCAACTCCTGCATGAGGGCTATTCTATGCAATGGATTGCCCAGATGACCTCTGATCACTTTCGAGGAGGCATGGCATTCGAGCATGGCCAATATAATTACGAAGAAGCACCAGTTGTGAACAAGACAAATGCTTTCGATGAGGCCCTGAAGCTGTGGAACAATACGCCTGGAACTATCTATTACGAAGGCAATTACCAGAAGACGATTCCCAACAAGGGTCAGCCCAGCAATCCCACTCAGATCATCGCAAAGGTGCAAGGAATGGGTTATTCACCAGAAGACGCCACAGTCGCATGCATGCAGGCAGAACAGCAGTATCACTTTGACCAGGCTCAGTTGATCACAAATCATGCTGCACAGATTGAAGAAGACCAAGAGGAAGTGCTTGCCAAAATGGATAAGGAAACGCAGAATTGTGTGGTCATGCTCAATTCAGGCAAAACAGAGTCTGAGTGCTTCAACTACCTCTCTGCCAATGGATGGTCCTCACAAGAAGCCTCCCTTATTATTGAACATGCCTACATTTACTATACACCACCAACAGAGACGTTTTTGGACAAGACGACAGACTTTGTGGGTGATCTCATAGGCTCTGCTGCTGAGATTGCAGGGGATGTTGTCGAGGGGGCTGCAGGTGTGGCTGGAAAGGGTGCAAATGCTATTTTGGACAGCTTTGGAATGGGTACAATCCTCTTGATTGCAGGAATAGGAATAGTTGCGCTAATCATTATAATGAAGGTCCTGTAGACGCTTTTTCTCGATACACTGTAAACTGCAACTGCCACTACCACACAATGGCCTTCTTCAGAACCAATGCAAAGTACTACACCAACACGCGAAAGGCGGCACTCAACTATGCGATACCTCCGGATGTCACAGCTAGGGACACGTTCTACAGAGATATAGCCCCAAAACTCACGCAGAAAGTGGAGTTCAAGACGCAGCAATTCCAAGTGGGCATGCCAGTTGCTTTCACCAGAGGAACCCGCACTGATCTCAACCAGATTGGCAAGCCTGACGCACCTGACCGCAACTTCAACACCACTTTTCTCAACTTCAACAGAGGGTTTAGGGCACCATCCTCTTCAAAATTTGCCTCTCTGAAAGGTGGCGACTCTTATTCCAGGGCCACGCAAGGCATCTCGAAGAGTGAAGTCACCGTCCATCCTGAAATTATTGCTAAGGGAGATGATTACGCTTATCGTTGTAACACTAACAGCAGGACAGCGCCAGAGGATGCCATGATGAAGAGAACACACAATACCGCCCAACCTCTCACTTTTCTGAGGGAGATAGATTAGGTAGATAGGTTTTGAAATGGACATTAAAGGCTGGACCATTAGCAAGATAGTTGATGAGCATGGCAATCCTGTGTGGACTGCCTCTAACCACTCTGTAACTTACAAGGTCAGGCAGAAGCAACAGGCAGGATCACTCTTCTACACCATAGAATCAAAAGGCGAGCGCGTTGCAAGGGTTGACGTATCTGCAGGAAAAGGTGTCATAACCAAGCAGACTGGAGAAACTTCCGCAGTTGACCTCACTGACAACAATCCTGTGGTGCTGATGGCAAAGCAGTTTGTGGAGTTTAGCAAGCTCAGCGCGAGTGATGATGTAGATAAGCAGAGAGAGCTGGAGGTGAATGAGAGCCAAGCGAGTGTGAAAGGAGTGAATTTATGGATGGTGCTGGGTGGATGCGTGTTAATTTTCGTAGCTTATCAATTGCTTGTTTAGAGATTTTGATTAGATAATAGATTTCAAATGGACTCAATTCCCACAGCTAGCGATGGAGGGCAATACGTCTATGGTGGTTGGACACAGACCAATCCGATAGCTCAGGCAAAACGTCTGGAGCGACATTATTATAACAAGGCATATAACCAGAGAAGCATTTTTCTGATCATCCTTACAATATTTGGTGCTTATTTCCTTATAAAGCTATTGACAAATGGGTAGAACTTATGTAACTGGAAAGAGACTGATGCAGGAGGAAGGAAAGAGAGTTAGAGAATACAAGCTTGCTATCCTTGGCAGCGCAGACATCTCTTCTGGTGGAAGCTCTCGTCCTCAGCCCACAACTGCTCCCACTCCAAACTCTCCACTCCCGATGAATCCCGGCAAAGTGCCTCAACGCAATTACAGCAAGCCCAACTCGCCTCTCAGTCGCCTCATTGGCTCTGACCCAATCACCTGGTCTCCTTCCAAGACTGCCTCTGAGCCCATGAACTACCAGCCACCAAAGCAACAGCCTGGTTCTTTTGACGCTGGTGACCCTGGCTATTCATTCCAACACTCAAATAACACTCGCAATGCACTCATAGTTGCCGCAGTAGTCGTTCTTGTTTATTATATTTTTGTTAAGAAAGATTAGGGTTTTAACACTTTTACTATTATTATTTATTTCGTGTTTAAATAGGCTGTTCGAGAGCAACTGCAGCACGGTTGTCTCCAGTAACAACTAACCTCACATAGTCATAACAATAGGCATAGATGTCAATTATCTGATCAGCAAGTGCAGCAGCGCCCAAGTCCACATGAAGAGTGGGGTTCTGTAGCTTAGAATATTCTATGACTCCCATGGCGTACTGGTCCACATCTGCATAGTCTGTGTGCAAGACGTGGTAGATGTTGTAGGTGGGTGTGCCGAGGAATTCCTTGCCGTTAAGCATTATCCTGGCCCATGGTTCATCCATTCGTGGACAAAGCCTGTGACCAGAGGCATCTGCCCAGTACCAGCCAATTTGTGTATAGACAAATCGCTGATTGTTCATGTAGTTGGGTTGCAAGTTGGCTGCAGGTCTGACCACAAAGCGTTGCATGTAGGTCGGCTTGTTGAAGTTGGTGAGCTGTATGTTGGCAAGCTGTTGTCCTGCAAGCAATACGAAGTTCTCTTGTCTCTGCTGGTATTTCATCATGTAGTCCAGTCCAGATGTGCCAAGTGCCTTGACGTTCATGGTGTAGGCGTCCTTGGTAGCAGTGTCGAGTGCAGAGACTCTGAAGCGGAGGAACATGTTGTTGATGTAAGTATTGAAGCCTACTCCAGGGGTAGGGCGGGTGTTGGCAACATCCTGCTGCAAGATCAAAGAGGCATCTCTCCAAACGATGTTGATTCTGGTCTGTCTCTGGCAGGCGTACTGATGCCAATGGTTAGCGGCAGTGGTGGACCACCAGAAGGGTAGCTCCAGCATCACTGTCTGAGCAGCAACAGCAAGACCAGCTCTGCCAGTGGGTGGGGCAGTAGTACCTGCAACCAGACCGGCAGCCTGGGCAGTCCAGAGACGGGCAAGCTCCTCTGGGGTCTTCTCCACAACTTGCTTCATGTGAATCTCATCTCCATAGATTGTCTGAACAGTGATACCGCCAAGCTGGAATTCCACTCGATCAATTGCCTGGCACAGCACGTCATCGGGATAGCGCGGGTTAGTACCACCAGCTCCTGCAACCAGAGGGGCCAGTTGCACAACCAGCACGCACTCCTTCAAAACATCAAAATCGTTGCTGACATACCTGAAGCTTGTGGACATGCCAAAGTCAGTGCCGATGCGCTCAGGTTGGATGTCTGTGAGGCCTGGCACCTCTGGGGGATTGGCCTTCTGACCCATGGGAAGATGGGGGGAATCAGCAGGGTTGGTGCTGACCAGCCCAGGGAGGTGGACTGGAAGTGTATAGGGCAAGAAGAACATCGAATCACTGGAATCACCAGCTATGACAGCTTGTGCCATTCTAGGGTTTTTAAGTTGATTTTAAGCTTAAAAATGGATAAACCAATAATAAAAGCAGAAAAAGTAGGCTTGTTAATTGTTTGTGACATCGTCCATCTCTGGGTGTCTTGGCCAAGGTGTCATTGAACTGGAGTAGCAGGGCGTCTTGTCTGTGAATGCCTTGTCCATCTGCGTCTTCTCGTAAGGCACATTCTGCATCATAGTCTGCAGCTCTGCCATCACATCCTCTGGCTTCTTTCCTCCCATTGTGAACTGAGGTGGGTCTGGCACTCCGCGTCTCTTGAGCTCTTCTCTCATCTCTTCTGCCTTTACCCTGTCCACACCGTGCACCCTGTAGAATTTCCTCCAAGTCTGCATCTGTGCATCTGGGTGCATTGGCTCCTCAATGGTGTTCCAGTTGAATACCAAAAGGAAGATGAGTGCGCCTACTAATATGTCTGTGAATGAATCAAACATTTTTTTGATAGGTTTGTGATTCAGTGATGATGTGTTTAGATTGACAGAAAAAGATTAGGAAGATCTGATCTTAGACTATCCTTCCAGCCACAACCAAGAACCAAGTGCCAATTACCCCTCCCATAATTCCTGCCAGTTCTGGGCCAGCGTATTCCGCCAGCAGCAGTCCCCCAACTAATCCACCAATTGCCCCTGTTGCACCATACGTGGCCAGCAGCAGAGTCAATTCCTCTTGTCTCACAGTTGGGCCTTCCTTGATCATCTCCAAGTTTATCACAGCAAGCACAGTTCCTCCCACAATTCCCCATGCAACAGCCGTATCCTCCGAGTCAAACATCTTTGCCTTTGATGAAGAACAACAATGTGATCCGTTTCTACCCTCTAGAAAATTCCAACGCTAGCATTATCACAGGCACACCACTCAAAGATACGCCGGGTTGGTCTGCCGCGAGATCCAGATTCCTCTGTTGCTCCGAGGTCTCTCATCTTCTGGGATTGGAACCTGCTCACTCTCGTGGACAAGTGCTTGCTGAGAAGGCTGGTCAACCGCCAAAGCCCATGAACGCTGTTGGCGCCTCTTTTGTCGCCTGGGGTAAGGCCATGGAAGGCGCTGCCATCCAAGATGCCTCGCGCGAGTTCAGCCAGTTCTTTGGACCCTTAGTAACACTCGGCTCTCTGGTGCACAACATGTATGCTATCTTGCAGGGAGAGCCTGACGCTGTGATGCTGGACCCGATGACTGGCAAATATATACCTGTGGAGATCAAGTGTCGCTGCTATCCAGAGCCCAAGCTTGCAATCCCTTACGAGTCTCCCTATGATGTGCCACTGAAGCACTGGGTTCAGGTGCAGCTGTACATGGAGCTTCTCAATTCTGACTGGGGACTGTTGTTCAACTGGACCATCTACAATGGCTATAGCTACTTCTGGGTTGCCAGGGACCGCGTGCTGTTCAACGAGTTTGTTGTGCCACTGATGGAGCAGTTCAGGAATGGGACTCTGCCAAAGAGGGTAGACAGCAAGCAGAAGACTGCCCTGTTAGCACACATGCAGCAATTCTTAGATGAAGGCTTTTGTTAACATAAAATCATTTAGCATTTTCCTTGTTCTTCGTGATATTTTATGGTAGATTTTAGCCAGAAGAAGTCCTCCATTGCAGACATAGCATCATCCTCTGTTGCAACTGTCAGAGTGAATTCATAATCATTTCCAAAGCGCAGCTCGTATTGTGTGATGATGAGAGACTCTTCTTCAATAGAATTCACCGGTTTCATGTAGACGGTGGCGAAGAGAGTAACGTCTATCACTGCGGTTATTTTTCCATTCGAGCGGATTAGCTGGTAAGGCTGCGTTTGTGGCAGATGGAGTGGTTGTGGCTTCACGATTGATGTAGTAGGTGGGGGTATTGTGAGATTTGTGGTGATAGAAGAGGCCATGGGAATATAGAATAGTGATGGGCGAGTGATATGCAGCCACCTCTATCGGATAATCAACAAAAATGAGTACAAGATGCTAAATTTAGCAGTCTTCTAATTCGCTTCTATTTTTAGATCAGCTATTTATATATATTCTATTTTTAGATGGATTTCTAACCGCCATCAACCGAAATCGCCAAAAAAGGTGAAATCAACGTCCATGCATCGTCGGTTGGGAATTAGCACCTTTTTTTAACCGCTTTTATTTAAATTCCTCTTTGAACGAAGCGTTTTACACGGGCTTTTCACCCATATCCGTTCTATTTAAATTTGAAAAGGTCCTTTATCGAAACAATTAAATTATTCATTATTCAATTATTTAAATTTCGCGCGTACACGCAAGGGACTCTCTCCCATTTTTAAAACTCCTTTCATCTCCCTCTATTATAATCGCATGGCCTCTCATCGTCACGGACACGGAATTGGAAAGTACGAACGGAACGAGTGCAAGAAGACGCGCGCGGAAATTGATCCTTTGGACTCTGCGATGGTCTCCATTCTAGAATTCGTAAATGGTGATAAAGGACAAGCATCCAGAGTCATTCACGAAGTGTTAGTTTTTGCGTTCTCTCTCTTGCACTCTTTAGCACACTTATGAACCATTCTTAACCTTTTTGTATAGGGATCATGAATTGCGTCGCGTTATATTAACACCGGAAATATATCGCCCTCGCAATGGACTCTCTTATTCTCCTCAGCCTTACCGCAAGCGCGAATCCATCTCTCGCGGAATTGTTGGGCTTTACGATATGAAAATTCCTGTTGCTCCGAAGAAAGAGAAAGAAGAGGAAGCTCCGCAGCCTGCTTCGCCGGTCTATTCTCCCTATTCTCCTGATACGCCGCCGATGTTCGAGATACCGAAACCGACACAAACTGAAGCTGAACTTAACTCGGAGACTTGGTCGCTCGCTCGTTACAAGCCGGAACTAGAAGACCTATGCCGCTTCAGGGTAACCGAACATGAAGTTGGAGAATTCATGGGGAAGCAGGCCTTTTATCATGCGCACACTAATGCCGAAGCCTGCCGTTCTGATTTTCCATTCGTCTTTAAGGTTTAGACACTTTGTTTGTTTAATCTAACACGCAAAAAGGTGAACGAATGGGACTATTATATTTACGTTAACCACCACTTTTTGCGCTTGTTGGTTAAAGGAGACCAGGGTAAATCCATGCACCTCTATTACTATGGAAACTACTGGATCAAAGACGACTTCCGCTTTGCTGATGAGTAGAAACACTTCTTCATTTAATTTAAACTCACAATTTAAACAATAAAAAATAAGTGTCAAATTAGCACACTTATGAACCACCCAATTCTCTTATTTTCTTAAGTCTTTCATGGGTAGTTCACAAGTGCCTAACTGACGAAGTGAGTCCATTAACCGCCGAAATGCAACTGTGGTAATGAGCGATATTTTTTGGTTTATGGGATTTTATGGGATTGATGGAGTTATTTCTCTGTCTCCCTCTCTTTTTTTCGAGCCCATAATGAGTAACGTTATCAGGCTGCATTACTTTCGACTGCTGGGCCTTTGTTGTGTTAATTATTTATCATTATTATCCACATGCAACCTCGTCAACGTCATCATCAAGCCAAACGACGCCGGACTGAAAAGATGCATAAGGCCATGAAATCTCCACGCAACTGTTATTTATCTTCGACTACGCCATCCTCTGTGGAAACTCTGGGAGGAATAATCAAGCACACCACAGACTGCCGAACTCACTTCAAGACGCCGGCCTCTGAATGCTGGAAGCCCACGGTGGAAGACTCTTTTCTTCACGAGTTGCTCTCTGTGGATATGGGCGGGAAGTTCCGCATGCCAGAGGTGGCTGACCTCATCTTCAAGCATGCTGGTTTGGCCGGTGCTAACTCTCTGATGCGCACTTGCCAGCATTATTATTATATGGGATTGGCAATGACTCGCGGCGGCTGTGCTGATCTCACCAAGACCGCATTGCTCAAGCTGCGAGACAAGTGGAAGATGGAGTCCATGCGGCTGACGCAGGAGGTGGCTGACTTTGCTGGACTCCAGAGGACTTTTCCGGTTATCTGTGCTGTGGTCGGTCCATACGAGACTGAGGATGGCAAGCCCAATCCCGCTGTGTTCACTCAGCAAGCGCTCGATCTATGGATGGTGCGTTCTCCACCCAAATTAGTATCATTTTACTTTTGTTCTATGGGGGGTTCAATTCAATCTGAAATCACACTCGAAATCAGAGTCACCACACACGAAGGTTATGTTCACCCGTTTACTTATAACATCTCTTTTGTTGATGTTGAAACTGACGCAAATCACAGAGCAACTATACACCTGCGCAGTCTGTGATGTGCAAGGACGGATTGCAGGTGGTGTATCATCTGGTGTCTGTTGTGGGCGAAGAAGAAGCGAATGAGTGCTACTTGGGGCTGCTGAAGGTCTGGCACATAGTAAACAAAGAGTTAATGAGCTACCCCCCCCCTTACGCCTATGTTGGTTACACCGAGGAAGAAGTTAATACATACGATATCACGGAGCTGATGGTGTGGAAGAGGCAATTTGGCAGGACATTCTTGGAGCCTATGACAATGAACGAAATCTTCTCTATACACCTCTGCGATGACTATACAGACGAGAAGGAACCGCAGCTACCCATATACAGCTATCCTAACCTATACGACCAACACTCGGCTCCCTATAAGATAGATCCGTCGGACTCGGCGTTAGCACAAGTGCGTTTCTACTCTGCGCATCAACTTTAGGCTTGGCGGCCGGCCCTAATATTACACTTAGATGATGATGGGGATGAGTTTTCTTCAGATAAAAAATATGGTTTCCAAATTGATAGAGTGGCATTGCTATACTGCCCTTCCAAGGTGCGCACTTTCTAACACGCATTTCTAACGCGCTCTCAAGCCTAGTTTAAGCCTGGATTGTTTTTTGACATTGTGTTTTGACAACGACATAAATGAACCCCCTTTCTTTTGATCACTTCTTTATGTTTCATGCAATCTCACTCCACTCAGCATCCTGATAAGCTGATGCCAAATTGCCCCTTCCACGTAAATAACACAGACTGGAACACTAAATGGTGGGACATAATGATTAGAGATAGTGGCTTGTGGTAGATACCGCTAAACGAGATAAATGAACCCCTCTTCTTTTGAACACCTTCTTTATGTTTCATTCGATCTAACTCCACTCAGGCTAAAAGAATTATAAGCATAGCAGGGCATGCTGTTACCTAGATTAGATGATAAACCCCCTTTTTCTTAGCCATTTCTTTATGTTTCATGCAATCTCACTCCTTTCAGAAACCGTTGTCGATATTCAGTATGGTCTCTTCAATTATAGAGATTAGGATATAAACGAACCCCCCTTTTTCTTAGCCATTTCTTTATGTTTCGTTCAATCTCACTCCACTCAGAATCCACTGTGGGCGCCGATACCTCGAGGATTAGCTTGGAACAACGGATTTATGGCTTCTTGGTCCTCGACATTCCTTCAATCTTTATTTTACTTTGACCATAAATCCCCCTTCTTTTAAACACCTCTTTGTTTTGTTTCCATTGCAGTCTAACTCACCGCAGGTCTTGTGGAATGACCACCACCTATACATGATGCGGAGCGATCCCCGTTCTGCGCAGTATTTCGTGCTCTACCGCTGGACAGAGCGCCGCTTCGGATGCAGAAGGAAGATGCCTGTGGACTATTACCAGATCATGTGGTATTCGCCTGACGAGAGAGAGAAAGAGTTGTTTAGACTTGTAAGAGTGTATGGTAAAGAAACATTTTCATTTCCCTAAGCAGAGAGCAATCCCATGCTAACGAAGAAGGAGCGGATGAACTTCTCCCAGATCCAAGAACCGCCTAGACCGAGTGCAATTCCCTTCATGGCAGAGTCTGCATCAGGGTCTCCGAACACCATGAAGAGGTAGTTGGTGACAGCACCGGCGAGTGCGGATTCGAGTCCAAATCCAGTGAGAATGAGCTCCAGTTTGGCAGTGTTGCCCTGGATGAGAGAACCGAGGTAGGGTCTGATGGCACCACCGAGTGCGCCGTATCCAAGGTACCAGATCCGTTCATTGCTGGCAAAGGGTAGCGAGAGTTTTTGAGTGAATGAAGCCATTTCTGTGTTTCTGTGTTTTGCTGATGACAAAGATGAGCTTTGTTTCATGGCTCAGAAAAAAGCTTCTCAAGCGATATTAGATATGCCTCCCATTGTTATCCCCAACACCGCTCCAAGCAGCACTCCCAATGCAATGTTGCCTCCAGCTCCTACCAGAATGCCAATCCACCAAGTGGGATCATAACTGGGCCACATCCACTCCCAAGCCATGTAAGACCCAGCACCGATCGCAGCTGGCACCAGATTCAATCTCAATCTCATAGAGCCCGTGTCCTTCCACATAGATGCCTCAGTCAACAGCCATCCGCCCACTGCTCCCCATCCTAAAATCTCGAGTGACATGTCTTCTATTTTCTATTTAACACACAACAATTAGCTAACCCAATCAGAAAAGAAATGAGCGAATCAAGTTATATAAAAGATGAGGGCAACACAATCGTATCCATCAGAGAGGTGACCATGATCTGCGTTCTGGTTCTGCTTGCAATTGCTCTGCTGATCTATATAGTGGACAAGTTCTGCATCTGCTTCATATCCTGCAGAAGAAGAGGCATAAAGAAGAATGTGCTAGTCGGACTAGGACTTAAGAGCGAGTTCCATGCAGCACCCAGCATCTCTTCTTCTGACACTAGCAATCCCCCTTCGCCGCCCTCGCCTATGCAAGAGGATGACCAGCCCTTGCTTGGTAGTGCTGTTGTGTAGATGTGTTGTTGTGTTCGCTCGTTTGTTGTGTTCTACATAGAGCCATCGTCGTGTGTATCCCGACGCTGGCTCAGCCCCGCCTAAAACACGGTTGTCGGGATACACACGACGATTAACATCAAACACATCTTGTTACAAACACAACCTCATTATTTAACAACACACATACATGGCAGACGACCACCTTATACGTGTTATCTCACTAGGGGATTTGTTGACTAAGACCAAAGGGCAGGAGGTGTTTGTTGTCTATTGCCCAGTCAGCGGAAAGGCAGAGATGCAAGAGCTGCTGAATGCAAAAGATGCGCAGATATCTATATTGCAAGCTCACGTAGCACACCTTGAATCAAAGATAGCAGTTGCATGCGATGCGCTAGTTCAGCCCAAGAAATAAATAGAAGCTAATGCCAGTGCTATTCCAAACATCTTTCTTTGGTCCATCTGTTCTTTCCAATAGAGTACGCCGATGAGAACTGAGGCGAGGGTGCTGAGCATGTTTGCCACAGCGTTTGTCTGCGCTTGTCCTCTCTCTTTGATTGCCAGTCCCATGGTGTAATAGGCGAGGGAGCCGAATCCAGAGGCGCCCATCATCAGAGGGTCATTGCCAGAGACCACGGCGGCTTTGATCGCGGTGACCGAGGTGAGGTCTATTCCAGTGATCAGCAGTTGCCTTTGCCAGAAGCTGTCCATGGGTGTTCTTCTTTTTCTTACGTTTAATTCCAAATATGTGATTGGTTTATCAACGAAAAAAAGAGAAACTAAATGCCATCAAAAGCAGGTTATATCCGGGTAATCAGGAAGAACAGGGGACACCAGACTCGCAGGGGTGTTCTGATGGACGACCACCGCACTTGCAAACGAAAGGTCTCTCTGAACAAGCTTGCCAAGATGCGCAGTCCAAGTGCTATTAAGAGGGTAGACGTGAGGGGTTATGATACCAGGGGTGGGAAGTCACTCCGCTCAGACAGGAAGCAGATGGGGATCAAGAGGAAGCGAAGGCACGCCCCTGCCCCTGCTCGTCGTGAAGGTTACAATAGGCTGGGAAGGAGGCCTTTCCTTGCTAGAAAGCGCAGGAGAATTGAGGGCACCATACCAATGGCAGCTTGATGGACTTGTATATTTTCGTAGATCAAACTGAAACACTTGATTTATTCACAATTTCCACATCTTACAAAACATGCCTAAAGTTTCCGCAACTGGCATATCCCGCCATCTAAGGAAGAGGGCTGGGCAATCCCGCAGAAGCATCATTCATGACGACTTGCACACTACCAAGAATGTGGTCTCTCTGGCTCGTTTCAGGAGGATGAAACGCGGTGCTAAGAAGAGAACTGATGTTGCCGGCTTGGACACCAGAGGTGGGGCATCTCTGATCCATGATCGAAGGGCTTTCCGCATCAAGTATAGGGCAAGGAAATCCCAGGCAGCTAAGCCTGTTAATAGATTGGGAAAGGCACCCTATCTCTCTAGAAGGAGAAAGCATTAAGCATTAGAGCATTGAAGAGATGAGCTTTTGCAACTGCTCTGGGAACGGCACTTGTACCCATGACGTATCTACTATTATAGTATTATCTTTTAAAAAAAAAAAAAAAAAAAA